TTAATATATGTCAATTCTTCGGCAAGATATTTTCTAGATTTTCGTTTCTTTGGTGGTTGTGTCTGACTAAATGGTTTATATTCAATTAATAATTTTCTTATTTCACCATTAGAATTGATTCGTTCACAATAAAAATCAACAAAGTATCTATGTTTACGTCCATCTATAAAATAATATGGCACAATAATTTCTTCACTACTCCAGTTCAAAACATGAGGATCATCATCAAAATTAATCATTAATGATAATTCTGGATTGCTTCTGTATATAATTAAATCAGTATTACCTATATACTTTTTTGAATTTTTAATTTTAAATAATCCAACTGCTGGAAAACCACTATTACTATATTTTCTTCTCAATTCATCCTCCGTTAAAGAATTATTTACTCTCTCAATACCTTCTGACATTTTATCTCTTGTATAAGATTTATATTCATTATTGGCCCATCGCTTAATAGATGCTCTTGAATAATTTACTTTACTTTTATTATACTTTTCACTATTCTGTCTTAATTTTTTCCATCCCCATATAGATGAACATTTTCCAGAACAACAACTTGAATAACCTTTTAGACAAGTTAAAAATTTCGTTTCTTTACTACAAATAACACAAATACCTTCACCTTCTTTTTTATAAAATTTATCATAATATTCTTGTTTAGTTAATTTATGAACATAAACAACATGAGAACCTAAACCATGTGGTTTTTTAAATTCTTTATAACAAATTAGACAAAAAAAATTATAAATATTCATATGCTGGTACTCCTGTAAAATGATAAAGTATTAGAAGCCATGGATGCTGATAACATCGCGATGGCTACTATTATTTAGTATTATATTTAACATTTTATCCTAAAATATTACAATTCATTTGTTCACGTTTTGTTCTTGTAAAAAGGACATGAAATCGCCATTTTTATGTTGAAGATGTTAGGCTAGAAAATTCAAAAAGAGCAAACAAAGATGGAAACAACAGATACATCTAACACGGCTAATATGAGCAGAGTTCTTACCACAGTTGCTCTTATCGCCATGGCCATGATGGTAATGACCAAATGTGGTGGAGGAGGTGGTAAAGGAGGACGTGAAGGTCGTATTGAAGAGATGCAACGCGATGTTGTGGTCAGAGAAGCAATGGAACGATGGCATCGAGCACCAAAAGAATAAGATAAAAAACTTTTATGACAATATTATTCTTTTAAAGGATGGGTATACCCATCCTTTTTTATTTGCCCTAAATATATATAAAATATATAAACAGGTAAACACATTTGGATAAACGAGACAAAAGAATTGATCTTTCCTTCAAATATAAAGAAGCATTAAAACATAATGAAGAACTACGAAAAACATACCCTGATTCCAAGGGATATATTTGGCGTACTCAAAGAGACGAACGTGTAAGAGCACTTCATGAAATACTTGAAGGTGAATATTGTGAATGGGATGATCCGCCGATCATTGGCATTGATACAGGCGGAATAGAAGTACACGGTCATCCAGGAGAAGCATGGAACTGTCGCTGTTGGGCACAAATTATTGAAGAACCAGTTGCTCCCGTAAAAAGTCAGCAACAACAGCCAATTCGTCAAGAAATATTAAGACAATTGGAAAGTATGCATGTGCACGAAAATCCTGCACAATACACCAAGACAGAGAAAATAATACAAGAGATCCCAAAAATTCCTGTTACAAAAACAAAACATTATAAAGAACAAATAGCAAAATATGTAAGAATAATAGTAAAAGCATTAAAGTCTTCAAAGACAAAACTAACAAATATACCAAAAGCAATATACTCATCTATCGTATGGAGTAAAAGAAGATAATGGCATTTAGTATCAACGAATTTTCTGCACAATTACAACAAAATGGTTATGTAAAACCATATAACTATAACTTGTTAATTTATACACCTCCTATCCTAACAGGAACAAGTCTTTTCGGTTCAAGCGGAGTTTCTACTTCTGCCAGCAATATAACACCACTTCTTTCAATGAGAATAAATGAATGTCGTTCTCCGCTCCTAACATTAGTTGCATCTGATGTTAATAGATATGGTGTAGGTCCAACACAAAAAATGCCACATAATGCACAATTTCAAGATACATGGATTTCTATAGTTTGTGATAAGTATGGAATGATATGGAACTTTTGGCATACATGGCTTAATGCTATCTTTTCTTTTTCTCCACCATATAATGCATCAACTGGTAGTGTAAATAATGGATTTCCTTCCTATACAACAGAATATAAATCAAATTATGCTACAAATATGCAATTAAACATTTACAATCAAATAGCAGAAACAATCCTGGAGTTTAATATGAGTATGGTATTTCCGGTTCAAATGAGAGAAGTTGCTCTTTCATGGAACGCTCAAAATGAAATTGTTATGTTAAATATTGATTTAACATACAAGGATTACTCGATAGTTGGATCTTCTGTTACTTCTACAGGAACATCATCATCAACCACTTCACCACCAGCAACATCTGTTCCATCTGGTATATTATTATCATAAACATCATGAGGAAATTATATGACTTTACCTAAAATTACATATCCTATTCATTCTATTAAACTTCCTTCAACAAAGAAACTTCTAAATTTTAGACCATATCTTGTAAAAGAAGAAAAGATCCTTTTAATTGCAAAAGAGTCAGGAGAAACCACAGATATTCTAAGAGCAATTAAGCAAATTGTCGGAAATTGCTGTATTGATCCAAAATTTAATGTAAAAGATATAACAACAACAGATCTTTCATATCTCTTTCTTCAGATAAGAGCATTTTCTGTTGATAATAAAATAACTCAAACTTACAAAGACATGGAAGATGAAAAAGAACACACCTTTACCATTGATTTAAGTAAAATTGAAGTAAAACAAGATAAGGAAATTGATAATAATATTAAAATTAACAAAGATGTTATTATATCAATGAAATACCCAACAACTTCAATGTATGATGAAAATTATGTTGATAGTTCTGATTTAATAAATTATGATATAATAATAAAATGTATCGACAAAATTTATGATAATAATGAAATTCATGATACAAAGACTTACTCAAAACAAGAACTTATTGAATTTGTTGAAAATCTAACAATAAAAACACTAGAAAGCATTATGGAATTCTTAAATAATGCTCCACGTTTAGAATATGTCATTGAGTATAAAAATGAAAAAGGTAATGAACGTAAAATAGTTCTAAACACGTTAAGTGATTTTTTTACTTTTTAATGAGTTATAATAATTTAGGTAATTATTACTCAACGATATTTTCTATGAGACAACATCATAATTATACCATTACTGAAATTGAAGAATTATTCCCCTTTGAAAGAGAGATTTACTTGAATATGATTATTGCATATTTAAAAGAATTAGGGGAAAAACAAAATCCAAAACAAGACGACTTTGCTAGATTTAAAAACTTCGGAGATTCTATTAAATGATTGACAATACCGGACAACAGGAGGATACTAACAGTATCCGTCAAGCTACACTTGTAGATTCTACAAGTCAATCTGCTGATGCCAAGTTACAAGTTGTCGAAAATAAACTACGTCAAATTTCTCAATTAATAGAAACTATTAAATCTGGTTCTAAACATACTGAAGAAGTATTACGAAAAGAAATAGATACTCTTAGAACCAAACAAGATAAAATAGATAAAACATTAGAAATTAGTGATCTAAAAAAAACACTAGATAAATTAGCTCCTGCATTAAAAGCACAAGCTCAAACAATTTCTAATCAATTAAGCATGTCAAACACGTCAGATACAACAATAAGTCAAGGAAAAAGTCCTTCTATTGTTACTGTACCTTTACAAAAAGCTATTCAACAATTTGCAAATAACCAAGGTATGCAGAAATCTCTTGGTAACATGAATATGCCTTTTGGTGGTTTTGGTGGCATGAATGCTTCTAATGTTCAACTTCCAAACATTTTTTCTACTATGCAAGGTTTTATGCAACCTGGAAATAGAAATATGCAAAATCTTTTTCCTTCTTTAATTCAAGGGTTCTTAGGTGGAAAGATGGGGCATATGTCTCATATGCCTAACATGTTTAATATGCCAGGAATGAGAAGAATGCCTTTTGGTGGCATGAATATGCCTGGTATGAATATACCATTTAGAGGTATGTCAGGAAAAGGAAGAGTAGAAGGAGAAACCAGAAGAAGAAGTGAAGATTACAGCAGTGATGATAGTAATAGAATGAATGAACCATCACCTTCTGGACAAATAGCAACACCTATACCAATGGAGAAGCCTTCTATTGGTGGATATGGAGAATTAGGAAAAACTTCTTCTACTACTTTGTCAGGTGTTCCAAAGGAACCAAGTAAAACTGCTACACAAGTTACAGGAAAATCTTTTGGATGGTGGACTCCTCAAAGACAACAACATGCAGTAGATCGTTTAATGAAAGAAGGAAAATTATCTGAAATGGGTGCGCGTGGATTAGTTTCTCGTTGGGCTCATGTAGAAGCTGCACAAGGTCCATCAGAAGTAAATTCTATTGGTGCTACAGGTATTGGACAATGGTTAGGTGCTCGTAAAAAAGGTCTTCCATCAGATTTTGATGGTCAAATAACACATGCAATAAATGAATTAAATACTTCAGAAAGACGTGCAGGTAAAGTTCTTCGTTCTGCAACAACTCCAGAAGAAGGTGCAAGAGGTGCATCAATATATGAAAGAGCAGAAGGTTATGATCCATCTACCGGCACAGATAATTTTACCAATAAAACACTTAAATATATACCTTCCATTAGTGGTCCAGGAAATGTGAAAGGTTTATTAAAAGCTCCTTCTCTTGCAGGACAAGAACCAGAAAAAAAATCACAAGAAGAAGTAACTGGTAATATTCCAGCAATGGGCAAACCTTTACCAGATCAAAAAAATAGACCTTATCATTATGGTGGAAAATTAACTGTTGGTGAACATGTATTTCCTTATGGAACTGGAGGATCTGGACGTGGTTCACAACCTTATGGAACAGTTCCAATACGTGGAATTCATCAATATGGATATCAAGCAGGAGAATCATTTGAATTGGGTAATAAAGATTTAAATGTTACAGATCCAAAATATCCAAATGCTCCTCGTTCTGGCACTCTTTTACATTCATCTTCTGGTAATGACATCGATCATATTCTTACAAGTGGATGTATTGGAATTCCTAGAAGAAAATTTCCTGAATTTAAAAAAGCGTTACTGGAAAAAATAAAAAAAGAAGGACCACAATATTTAACTATTAACAGAGATGGAACTGCATCAATTAATCCTCATAAGGGAGAAACAACTCAATCTGTTGAAGAATTTACCAAAGATAATAAGAATGCCAATGCACAACCAAAAACTATGGATAAATTATCTCCTGAAGGAAAAACAATAAATGCTATTGCTTCTCCCGATAAAACAGATACTGCTACTAAAATAACAAAAGAACCTAAAGAATATACTTCAAAGAATGTTCTTAAAGAATTAAATAGTTATCAACAAAATCTTGATAGTATATTAAAAAAACAAGAAGAAAAAGTAAATCCATCTGAAGGAAAACAATATCAGGAACAATTAACACCAGAAGGAAAAGAACAAGTTGCTACCAAATCCATCAGTAAGGAACCTTTAACAGTTAAGGGATATTCAGAAGCTCCTGTTGAACCATTAGCAAGTGTTGATCCAAAACTTGTTGAAGGACTTAATTATCCTGATCTACGTTCCAATCAACTAAAACAATTTGCAATGGACGAAAAAATTTCAAGTAAAGCACCGGCAAAACCAGAACCTATTGTTTCACCAGGAGAACAAAAAACTCAAGATAGAATAGCACCAAAATCTATTAATGATATTCTTACAAGAAATAAACCAGAACAACATGAATCTGCTTCTGTAAAACCTTCTTGGAAGGATGAATATACAATACCAAGTAAAGCGGGGAACTCTCGTGTTGAAAAATCATACATGAAACCTTCAACAGGTGCTGACGCCTCTTTTTCCTCTGCATCGACTGCTACAAGTCAATAGAAAAATTTAATAGAGCAAATTCACCAAATAATTCTAAAGCTGCTTTATCATATACTTTAGCAGCCTCTATTTCATCCTCAAAACAACCAAAATAATAACATTTTTTATTCTTTCCAATTCTTACCATCCATTTATTTTTCTTTTACATTTATAATTCCATTTATCAACTTTCCAAATAAAAATTCCTGTCCAGGGATTATATTCTAAAATGGTTCTTAAATAATCTTCTGTAAAATTAGGCTGTTTTAATTTCATTTTTTTAACCTTAAAAAAAAGGCGATGATATCATCGCCTTTAATTCCTTTTAAAAGTTATAAGTTAACCAACAAGCTTTTGAAAATAAGCTAAATCTCCATCTCCGTCTTCATCCTCAATCGGTAACATTGCAGCAGGAGATTTTGATTCTAGTCGGGAATTAGAACTTCCCTCTAATGTCTTTAATGATTTACCTTCATCTGTTTCTTCATTACGATATAATGAAGGAGTCTTCAAATCTTCGGAAAGAACTTTTGCTAATTTTTCCTTTAATTCATCATAAGATTTAAAATTAGAAGGTGATACAAATTCTTTTAATCCAAACTGACTTTTCCATAAAGTTTCTAATTTTTCATCATCATCAAAAAGAGGAGATGTTGGATCAAAATAAGACGAATCATAATTTCGATATCCTTCGACATTACGAATTCTTAATTTGAAATTAGCACCTTCCCATAAATCAAATGGATTAAAGGCTTTTTCATCTGCAAATTCAGGTTCAAGCTTTTCAGAAATCTTATTAAAAATTTTCTTACCAAACTTATAAAGAAATACTTTTCCTTCTGTCTCTGGTTTAGCAGCATCAGTAATCACATAAATATTTGAAACAAAATGAAGTCTTCTCTTTTGTTCTCTTGCTTGTTTTCTTGCTGGTGAAGAATCATCTTGTGTAGAATTCCAGAGTTTTGAATTATATTCACTACTTTTTAATGTTCAATAAGTTTCGCAATTACTTATTCGTTTTACAACTGCTTTAAGTTTCCCTAAAGAACTGACTATATCACACTCTCATAAAGAGTAACTGCATTTCGAGAACCATTTGCTTGTTCTCTACTTCCCGAAGGAATAGTCGATGAACCTTCTCCATACCAAATTGGCTTAGAAGCTTGGCTGCTGATTGCCCAATGTAATAAATTTTTAACACCTTCAAGTTTGTGATTTCTCACTTCGTGTACCGTCAATACAAGTAAAACAATCGAATAATTATTATCAATAGATGCCTTACATTTTTTATGAACTATATCTTTATGTTGCTCATATGTATATGTTGATTTAACTTCAATCAAAAGATTAAAATCTGGTAAAAAGAAGTCAGGAAAATAAATATTCCGTTCTCCATAAATTATATGTGGCACTTTTCCTTTTCCACATATAATTTGTTCTTTTTTTAAATCAAAATCATATATTAAACAATTAAGTATAATTGGTTCATAACCTTGTAAAGACACATTTTCATCAAAAAAAGGATAAGATTTATATCCAGATCTTCCGCCTTTATTTCCCTTTAAAATTTTTGTTGCCATTGATTTTAAAGTTCTTTCTCTAACTTGAGAAAGTGTTAAAGAACTAAAAGCCAGTTTACTATGATTTGAATAATAATCTTCTAAAGAAATACCCAATCGAAAACACTTATCTTCAATCGTTTTTCTTCTTTTTTCTATATTCGAATCTACACCTTTTCGACTTTGACAAAAATGTTCATAAGCAAGAGGATTATTAATGAATCGTTGTGAAACTGCTTCTTTATGTTCTTTTGACTTTAGAGCACAAATATCACTGCAATACTTTTTATAGGCAAATCCATGATATTTTGTAGCATTTCCACAATAACAAACTCCTTCGTCTTCCTTCTTAATAAAAAGATCATAATATTTTTTTGAAGTAAGATTTAAAGTTCGAAGATGATTCAAAAAACCTCTTTTTGTTTTAGATTGTTTACCTGTTATTTGACAGGTTTCCCAAAATTCTTTCATATATTATCCCTAAAAATAACTTATAATATATTTATAAACTTTGAGAGTTTAACACACCTTTGTGGTTTTATTACCTCTAAGGGGTTTCCAGCAATTAACAGTTTTTTCTGCATAAATTACTTTATGCAGCCGCTAGTAAATTAACGGGATCTGGTTGTCCTAATGTTGTGAGAGAGTTTTCAATATACCACAATCCAGATTGTCCCTTAAAACCATGATCATAATATCTTACAAATGGTAAATCTTCATTAGGTGGTGCAGGTAGGAATCTTATGATAGAATAGCCATTTCCTCCCTTATCTACTGTCGGAGTCCAAAATCTATCATCTGCCTTTCGTCCTGTATCATTAACTTTAGAAACTTCTTCATTAAGACGATCTAGAGATTTCTTACCAGATAAATTCTTTAATGCTTTAAAATCGACCATTAATATTCCTTTCGTATATGTATAATGTATATATAATGCATAAGCTAAATTATATTGCTTATGGTGTTAGCTATAACATAATATAATTTTGTTGTCAAGAACTTTTTTTTCAAGATAAAGTCTATTTTTCGTCTTGTAAAATTATGCCTTTTCGTATATATAGGAGAAATATTTTTTAATTTAGAAGAAAGGAATTTAAATGTCAAGAAATTGGAGAGAAGTTGCGGAGAGATGGAATATGTTTGTAGGTACTTCCGTTGGAAAAGCATTCTTGAATTACCAAACGGAACATGATAAGGCTGTGACGGCAGACGTTGAACTGAGCTTCCAAAGTAGCAATCCCAATGATTCTAAGGTAAGAGAACTTCATAGAAATAGTGAAAAAGCATTAGAACTCTTTGTAAAAGAAGTTGAAGTTCTCTTAGAGAATCAAAAGGACCAGCTTACAACAACTGCAGTAAATTCATTACTATCAACAGAACAGTAACTTTAGGAGCATCTAAAATGGGCACTCTCTATAAACTGGATCATACTGGTCATGGTGAATGATAAATGCTAAGAATGTAACCTAACTCTTAAAAAGGAGTCTCTATGCGAATCTTCACTATAATTTTCTTGATGTTCTTTATGTTCTTTATGTGCGATGTTAGTATCGCTAAGTCACATCATAGACATAGAAATCATCATCATCATACATCACAGGTGTATGATGATTCTTTGAGTGTTAATGCTGTTCTTCCAGATCAGAAAAATAGACCAAGTCATTATATAGGAACAATTTCTATTGACGAACATATATTTCCCTATGCAACTGGTGGTGCTGGACGTGGATCAGCTCCTTATGGCACATTTCCGATTCAAGGAATCCATACCTATGGACCTTATCCGTGGAATTCTTTCGCATTAGGAAGTAAAAATCTTCGAATTCCAGATCCAAAATATCCAAAATCACCACGAACAGGAATCCTTATTCATCCTGGTCGTGATATCAATGTAAAACGTCTTCGTAGTAAAGGTTGTTTTAGTATACCTAGACACAATTTTCCTGTTTTCAAGTCAATCTTGCTTGAAAAAACTAAAAGAGAAGGTCCGCAATCTTTAATTATTAATAAAGATGGTAGTGCGGCTATTATTTCTCGTAGGAAAGATTCAACACAACCTATTCAAGTTTCTAAACTTGTTGATGCACGTCCTAAACCAGTTGAAGAAAATAAAATTATTAAATTAGTAACAATTCAAAAGCCTAACATTATCATAAAACAAAGAACATCAACATTAACAACATTCATTGCAACATCAGGATATAAACTAACAGTAGCAACACATCTTGTTCCGAGATGGAATGCACTTATTACGGATTTTGTTGCAGCAGGTTATAGACCGCGTCATGTTAGTTGTTTCTCTACAGGTGGTCATGTTCCCAATTCGCGCCATTATTATGGTGCTGCATGTGACTTCGATCAACGTGGCTGGGGATTAACAGTACCTTTCATGTATCATGCTCATAAAATAATAGTGAAACATGGATTCCGTGATGGTTGTGATTTCAATGACTGTGGTCATGTCGATGATGGAGTATCATTACATAATAGACGTAATAATTATTATGTGAATTATAATAATTATCGTGGTCGTCATCACAATCATCGCCACCAGAACTATTATAATGGTTACAATTCCTACGCTTGGTAATCACTCAAAACAATAATGTAATAAAATAACATGTATGTTTAGGGTACAATCTACCAGACAGCTAAACATACATGCAAAAGAAGAAGAGGCAAAAATGGAATTATATTCCTGATAACACATCACGGCCATGATGTTTGTCTCTTCTTCTTTTTCTTTTTCTTTTGTCTGATCTTCCTCTCTTTACATAAGGCTGAAAACATGGGACATTCCATAAAACATCTCACTAAAATGCAAACATTCAATCAACTTCTTCTAAAAACAGCAACAGCTCTTGATGATGTTGATAATTTTGAGTTGACAGAATGTAAACTGAGTGAAGCAACATTTCTCGAACTTCAAGAAATGCAAGCCTTGAGAGCAATTGCTCTTATTAATTATATCACAAATAATGCAGAAATACTTATTGAAGAATTAGTTTCTGAAATAAGTGACTAGATTCCCATCAGACAAATATAAATATTCCTTATCCTTTGAAAGAGACAATTCCATGTCCATATTTAAACCAAATCTCTCTGTTTCATCTTCTTTCTATGAAGTAGAAGATTCTTATCGAACTGATTTTCTTTCTCGACATAATGATACAATTAATGTTACTGGAAGCTATATCATTAATGAATCATTATATGATATGGTAATAAAATATAAAAGTGTCTTAGAAAAATCAGGAACAGAAAATATTTCATTTTCTGGATTTAATTGTGAATCCATTATCCTAGAAGGAGATGGCATTCAAATATTTTTTAGTAAAGAAGGTGGCAAAGTAACACAAGCACGGAAAGGTATTGCAACTCTTACAATAACAGGATATCCCAATATTGTAATTTCACTTTTAAAAACATTAGAAGCCGAATATCAATTACATCAACAAGGCCAATTAGAACTTTGGTATAGTGGTAAAAATGGACCAACATACATGAATGTGTTGATTAATCCATATGGTACTTTCCATGCAGAGTTTTATCCATGGCTTCCCTATGGCTTTATGGACGAATATATGGCCTCTACGGCGCCTATCCTGTTTCTTACAGGAGAACCTGGAACTGGTAAGACTTCAATTTTGCGTGATCTAATTTGCTCTCGTGGCCTGAATGCTTCTGCAACATATGATGAGAACATACTAAGCCATGATGAAATGTTTTTAAATTTTCTCACATCAGAAAAGATGAATTTAATTATTATCGAAGATGCAGATAATATTTTAACTTCGCGGGAAACAACAAAGAATAATCTTATTGCAAGATTCCTTAACTTCTCTGAGGGACTTGCTAAATTTCCTGCAAAGAAAATAATATTTACAACAAACCTTCATAATTTCAATAATGTTGATGAGGCACTTACTCGTTCTGGTCGTTGTTTCGGAGTCCTTGAGGCAAGGAAACTTACATTCGAAGAAGCAAAAATAGCTTCTTCTATTGCATGTGTTCCTGTTCCTACTATTGAAAAAGAATATACTCTTTCTGATTTGCTTCACCAAGATCAGAAATATAAGGTAAAACGTAGAGTTACTGGATTCAGAAATTAAACTAGACAGGATAACAGGAGTCATCAAGAATGTATACCTCTTCTCCCAACTATAAAGTGCCATCACCTCGTTATGCTCAATTTATCACAGTTTTTGAAAAAGAAGTTACGGCTGCACAAGAACGTATAAAGAAAATAGAAGCAATGGAATATCCCTATAACATTGTAAGAGAAGCAATGGAAAGGAATAATTTACCCAACGATTCTAATATAATATTATCAGAAAATGGAATAGATATCACCATATTGGCAATTTCTTCTGATTCAATGAGGACATTTGATGCTCTTGTGTCATCAATAGGAGAATCTCTCGTCAAGGCTGACATTCATAAGGATGGGCTTCCGGCATGTGTTAATGGTGGAAATTGGCACAATATGTTCAGAAGATGGTATGGAAAAAATCCCAGAAAAGATAATAAAATATGTCATGTAGATTTAACTATTGATATTCCCATTGAAGGATTAGTGGATCTTGAAGTAAGGAAAGAACCTTATTCCTATACCAACACAGGATATAAGTATTCATTTATTCCAAAAGACATGGCAGTTGCAATAAATAAAATTAAAGAGATGACAAGGAGTCTATAAAATGACCAAACAGTTTAAGCCACATATCGTAATTGACTTTGATAATACTATTGCTGGTTATGAAGGAGGATGGTAAGGAATAGATATTATTCCAGAACCTCCTATTCCTGGTGCACTGACTTTTATTATTGAAGCGATGGAATTTTTCACGGTAAATATTTTCTCTTCTCGTTCTTCTTCTCCAATAGGAATGAAGGCCATGCAAGAATATATTACCTTCCATATGGAAGCCCTTATAGGAGGCAGAATCTGGCCTCTGCAGGCGATAGACAGAAAAGTGTGTGTTGATATCCTGTCTCAGATACAGTGGCCTACAACGAAACCTCCGGGCTTCCTGAGCATTGATGACAGGGGCTTGCAATTTAATGGTGATTGGAGTAAGTTTGTTCCCGCAGAGCTTATAAAGTTCAAACCATGGAACAAGCGACATGATGAGAATTGATTTTGGAAATAAAAATAAAAAAGTAAAACCTCCCAAGGAAGAATTAATGTGTAAATATCTTTCTCCTGGGGTAACAATCACATCTCTGGCAAGGCATTATAAAGTAACAGATGCAACCATGAAATCATGGCTTTGTTATGATGGCATTCCAAGAAAAACACCAAAACAAAACAAAGC